AGCGTATTTCCCACCCAGTTGAACCCAACCAGGCTTGCCATCACTAGACTTACTCTTGCCAAACCAGTCACGCAGAGAAGAATCACCACTTTTCGATTCACTTACTCCTCCACCATTACCATTGGATCCATTACCATTGCCGTTACCATTACCATTACCATTTCCGTTGCCGTTACCATTTTTCTTAGTATCGTCAACCGAGTGACCATTTTCTTTACGAAGATATCCAGAGCGGCCAACCATTTTAAATCCTTTAGGGATAGGTTTACACTTTTCATCAGTGTAACAATAATATTGTCCCTCAGGACAGCGACCGTTCTTTTTTTCTTCGTTCATTCTCGACTCTTCCACTGCAGGTTTACGATGCTTTTTAGCAGAACCAATTTTGTTCTTCAACTTATTAAAATTGTTGGCATCATAACCTTTGTTCATTTTTACAGTCAATGCTCTTTTTATATTTATTAGACCAAGACTCTTGATATTGTTTAAATGATTTAATTAGAAGACTCCCATACCAAGTCCAAGTGTTACGCCTGGTAGTTCTACGAAGTTTGTTCCATCATAGAAGTTTATTTTTTTAGTAGTTGTATTGTAAATAATCGCTCCTTCAGCAAAGGTTGCTGCATCCCTTGCTGTAGTTGTATATTGTGGAATATAAAGTGCAGAAGATACTGTAGCAATTCCCGCTGTTATGTTAGTAACAGCGATATCAGGCGACCCAGATAATCCTGTAGCATTTCCAGTTACATTACCCGTTATGTTACCACTAAAAGTAGTAGCAGTTATAATACCAGTTACATTGATACCGCTTCCATCTATCGTCGTGGCAGTGCCAACATTTATTGTTGCTGCTGTTGCGATACCTGCAATGTTTAGGTTTCTACCAGTTACCTCATCATATACAAGGTCACCAGTTACATTCAAATCTCCAGTAATGAATGCATTTGTTGCAGTTAATACACCAACTGACATTCCTTTTGTAGAAGAATTGCCGTTAGTTAACGCATCATCTAAAGTAATAGTTGGTGATAATGCTGTACTTGCTATACCTACCCACTTTGCACCATTGTAAATGAGTAGTTTATTAGTTCCAGTAGTTTGATCAAAACTTACATCATCAAGATCTTTTATAAATCCAGCGCCGCCGCCGCCAATAGTGGAAATCTGCCGTTGAACACGATTTATGAATAATCTGTAGTGACCAGCAAGATCATCAAGTGTCGCGAACTTTTGATCTATTGGTGTTAATGGGTCAGCACCGCTTCCTACGTTTTCTTTTTCACTAGGTGGTTCATTTAATAAACCCTCCTGAAGATCTTTTATTTCCTTTTGTTCAATTTTGATTGATTGAACTAAAGAACGAAGACTTGATATGTCACCTTTAATATTACTAATATCATTGTCATAATATTTTACTTCAGGAAGATTACTTACTTCCTCTTTTAATACATTAAAGTAGTTAAGAAGTAGTTCGTCAGTTTTAACGCTTTCGAGATTATACTTTGAAAGGTTCTGCTCAAGTTGATCTTTTAACGAGTTATATTCATTCTTTACTTGCTTTTTTAACTTCTTATCATCATCTTTAAACTCCTTATGATATTCCCAAATTTTCATTGAGGAACTACGAAGTTCCTTCCAAATTTTATCCTTTTCTTCTCCTAATTTACTATCAAGATCTTTTACTTCGGTGCCAAACTGAATTCTATTTTCAAAATGTTTTACTTCATTTTCTTCAACTAAGTTCTTAATATCAATTTGAACAGTTTCTTTTAAAGTATCAATCGTATCATTTACTTTAATAAAGTCATCATCGATTACACTGAATGTTTTACCAATCCATGAAAAATCAGGTACTTCGTTTATTTCATTAACCCACTTTGGAAATACTGGGATAGATGTTTTTACAGTATCAATAGCATCACATATTGCCTTGATTTCTTCATCGTAATATTTAACTTCAGGAAGATTTGTTATTTCAGTTTGAAGGCAATCTATTCTATCTTCAATAACATCTACTTGTTCGTCGTAGTATTTTACTTCAGGAAGATTTTGTATTTTAGTTTTTATCTCTTCTCTTACTAAATCAATCTGCCCACAGATTGCTTCAACTTCACTCTCATAATATCTTACTTCAGGAACCTCTGGAATCTCATTTCTTACTTGAGAAATTTGTTCAGCTAACTGCTCAAGTTCTTTATCATAATATTTTATCTCTGGAATATCAGGAATATCTGCCCTGATATCATTTACCATTTTGACCAATTCTGGCCATGGTGGAACTATATCTTGAATCTCTGCAAATGTATCTCCATTTACATCTTCAATAGTTTGAGTTTGTTCTGTAATTATTTCTTGTTCTTTTTCAATAAAATTTTCTACAGAGGGTAAATCCTCTTGCATTTCCTCTGTAATAAATTCATCAATTGATGGGAGGTTACTTAAATCTTCAGCAAACTCATCAATCGAAGGTAAATCCTTGTTCGACATTTTATTAGTACTTTTATACTTCGGGATTTATCTCCCTTTTTTATTTAGGTTCTTCTTTAAGTCCGTCCTTCAACATTTTTGCCAAATCCGCAGTTGATCCGACGAACAATGCATTATTTACAGTAGATGGACCACGTACTTGTTTATCCTCTTCTACATCTTTAAGTTTCTTTTGAAGATCCATTAATTTATCAGTTGCATCTGATACACTTTTTATTAACTGTCCAGCAACTTCATAAGCACGAGGTTGATCTGATTCTTGTGCAAGTTCAAGAATACCATTTATTGCCTCTTGACCTTTTTCAATTATAGAATAAAGATTACCTCTAGTATAATCATAATCTTTTTTGATATCATCAATTTGAGATGTGATTTTTTTAAGTTTTCTATCAGTTGATGGAACTATCTCTCCATCAACATTAAAAGTATCGTTTAAATCGTTAAAACTCATGAGATTGTCCCACTAAATCCAAAGTCATCACCTTCTTCAATCAATGCATTATCTGAGGAATCAATAACAAATACTCCATCTCCTTTAAGGTGAGTAACTGCGGCAGTATTATATTGACCTCTTATAACAGAAAGTTTAGTTCCATCAATTGATTTAATGTAAATGGTTTCGCCATTCAAATCAACATAAGTTTTCGTATTCAATCCACTTACACTATCAACATTAATTGTTTTGGCAGTCTTCGTGACATCATCAGAAAGGTTAGTGGCAGCATCACCTGTATAGTTTTTGATTGCTCTTGGTTCAACAGAGTATGTAAGTGCTCTCTCTGTATTTGAAGTATCTGTTCCCGTAAGATAATTGACTGTTGCCTTCTTGATGATATCTTTGGTTGCAGAAGATACTGGACCAAACAGATATGTTTTTGCTGTAAATCTAAAAGTATAAAGTAAAACTCTTCTTTTAGTAAAATCACCTTCGTAATCATCTTCCATAGTGATGTTCTCAAGCACTACAGGAATATCTTTTTTTTCTTGAATAGTTGACACCAGATCAACCGTTAAATTGTATGCTGGTTGAAAATAAGGTAAAATTTGTTCAACAATTTGAAGAGCATCATCATTTAATTTTGTCATGACAGACAACTCAAATTGCATATTGTAAGGAACAGGCATAAATGCCTTTTTTGTTTCCGTATTGTCGCTTGGATCTTTTACAACAAATTGTTGAGTTGTTGTTACTTTTCTAGATGAATCATAAGTCAGCCCTGTAAACTCAAATGACATCCTTGGCAAGGTAATTGCCGTTGGTTTATTTAAATCTGGGGATTGTTCGATTCTTGCCAGAAACTTTTGAGTAGGTCCATATGAAAGAGGGACATTTACAACAGAATTTTCCTGTTGAATTGTAATATTATTAAAGAGGGTTCCAAAGGATATAATAGTCCTCCTCAAAATTTCGTTATAAAAATATCCAAACATATTGTGACCTTAAGACATTAAGTAGTCTGACTAACTTTATTTAGGGAATACCAAAAGGATTTTGCTCAGAGAAGTCTAAAATACTATCTGCCTGAGTTTCAATCTCAAAATTATCTGCGAATGGGTCATTATCAGGTGTAGTATCAATTACTCTTAATGCGTGTGAAGCACCTGAAGTAGATCCAACAACATCTTCACCTATCGTGAATTCACCACTAACACTTGCAACTTCAAGTACATTAGTTGATGAGTTCCATGTCCTTACTCTTGCAGTTGTTCCACTTGTTTGTCCTGTTACAATCTCATTAAATATAAAGTCACCTGTTGAATCCATATCAGGGGAACTTACAGTTATTGTGGGTGCTGCACTGTACCCTAAACCTGCATTGGTTATTCTTATTTCAGTAACTGTCCCCGCAGCATTTAACACTGTAATTAACTGTGCTGAAGATGTCGAAACACCTGATAAGAATATTTCATTTGAAAGTGAAATTGATGGTGCCGTAGTGTATCCGCTTCCTCCAGAACTTACAGTTATAATTCCTACTGTACCATCTGCAATTCCTGAGGTTGCAGCGGCACCTGTGCCACCTTTTCCACCATAGAATTTAATCTTAGGAGCAACTGTGTACCCTGCACCTGGGTTGATGATAGGAACGGTTTGTACTGATTGTAATCTTGGATTAGCATTAAGGTTGCAAACATTAATACCTCCAATCATCGTGGCAGTAGCAATACCAGTAATGCCTGTAGATGGAGAAGAAGATATTGCTACCGTTGGAATCTCACCATATCCTCCTCCTCTATTGGTAACGTTTATGAATCTAATACCACCAGATGTAATAATACCTGCAACAGCAGTAGCGGTTACACCTGTACCGACTAATGTCAGAGTATGTGTTACACCTTGAATAGTGCTGATCCCGTCTTCAGTCGTTCCATCTGGATCATCACCAACTAAGTTGTTATCAATATCATCAATACCAGTCGCAAGAACTTCATCCTCATAGCGGAAGAGTTCACAAGTTAACTCATATGTATAAAGGTCTTGTAGTTGGTAATATGGTTTTGCGTACTCAATATCTTTAATTTCATAAATTCTATCATCAAGTGGAAACCAAATTAAGTCACCGGTTTTAGGTCTTGTGGATAATTTAATATTTGCTTGATCTTCGATTAGAGGTGAGATATAATTTTCGTATCTTTCTCTTGATATTACAAGTCTTACTTCATCTCTAGATTCAATTCCAAATTTAGAGAGAAGATTACCTGCTCCAGAATATTGATCATAGTTATCGACATAAGCTTCAAGTGGAAGTGCCATATCAAATTTTGACTGCACTACTTCACGGATAACAGATTTTTCTGTAACAAACTTTCTAGGGATGTAGAATATTTCTACTCCATATGTTCTTAACTGCTCATTTATCAAATCTTGAACAAGATTTTGCTCAGCTGAAGTGCCTTGAGTAAAAAAAGGATTTAATACCATTATATCAACCTATCATGTCAAAGGGAGGAAGTTCATAAGTATTTGACATTTGCTCTCTAATTATTTCAAGATCTTTATCCGCATCATCATAAATTTGACGACCGTTTAGTTCAATTCCACCTGGTAGTTTAACACCTTGGAATTTAATTAGATTTTGACCCCACTGCCTTTTCATCAAGGCAGTCAAGTATCGTTTTAAGAATGAATCATTATAAACTCTTCCATAATCATTAGGATCTAATAAACGATAACAATCAATTATTATATAATCATCAACTGTTACACTTGACCAATCAAGATCAAGATACAATCTATCTTGTCTCTGGTTAAATCTTATTTGTTTTTCTGTAGTTAAAAGAAAATCAATATCTTCTAGATACCTCTTTGTTATACCATAAGTCAAAACCTCCATTGAACTAAATGTGTAAATGTCATTTAGAAAAAGTTGATATTTTACACTGAACATATTATTAGTTACAGTGTTAGATCCATCAAATTTAAAAATTTTGTTTATACCTATAACTGCCGGAGGAACTTGAAGATAGTTGCTATTTTCTTCATATGAAAAAGTAGTTGCAGTTCCTGCTATAGTTGTTTCAGCACTAGTGGTTACAATACCAACTGGATTATCACCACCTCTTCCGCGACCTCTATCTATATCTGCTTGAGTAATTTTATATTTTAAATATGTTGATTCTACACCATCAAAGTGTCTTTCATGAAAATACTGCAGAGCATCATCAACTAGATCATCAACTTGCTCGTCAGCGACATTAATTTCCAAGACAGGAGCACCCAACTGTCTTTTACAATAGTTTATGAGGTCTGTCCTACTTGCAGGTTGTGCCATCTATTCACTACTTTTTAATTATTTATGGAGCAGAGGAAATACCCTGATATACATACACATTTCCATTTACAATATTATAGTAAGTTGCTCCAGAACTTACGAGCACATCATACATATATCTTCCCTCAGCGAGGTTCCTTGTGTCTGTAGACCCCATAGAAACTTCCATAACACCACCTAAAGCACTAGTGATTCCAACTGTAAGAGTTGCGGCAGGGATAGTCGTAGACCCTATAGAAGTGCTCTTTCTTATTTGAGCAGATCCAGAATAACCGGTTAAATTAAATACAGAACTTGCTGTGTTTAGTACATTAAATTTTGCTTTAAAGTCTCCGCCAGTGTAGATGCTTAAATTAGCACCATAAGGAATTCCAGAATCTGGATCAAAAGTAATGTTATTACTAGCCATTAGGGATACCTATTATTGACATTGTTTCTTGTTGCTTATAATATAATTTAGCAAAGGATTTTGCAATATTTTTTAGTTCTTCACGATCATCACAACTATCTATCTGTGATGCTAATTTAGTATAAGCAAATTGTTTTGATAGATTACTTAGTTCAATGCTATCTGGGTCCATTTAATAACTCCTTAAGTAATAATTTAATTTCATCAATATCACCTTTCATATTAGTAAGTTCATCTTCAATGTTCTGTACTTTTTGATTTTTTTCACTTTTCACTTCACGTCTCGTAAGATATTGATTATATTCAGTTTTATTCACATTAATGATAGATCCATTATTAGGGTCTCTCGCTAAATCGGAGTGACCCTTAACTGTGTATTTTTCCATTATGCAAGTGCAATAACTCTGAGATCCCTAACTCTAGGAACATATACCTGACTTGTAGATGTTAGAAGAAGTTTAATTCTATAAGATCTAAATGCAGGTAATTGATCAATAGTAAATGTCATTTCTTTATAATCAAGATTTAAACTATCAAAGTTATAATTATCAGATCTAATGATTTTAGCATCTGATTGACCATCACTCAAACTAGAGTCTATTACTTGACCTCTAGTATTTAAATTATCATAACCAGGGAATAGTTGGAAAATGGGATCAAATCCTTGCTTCTCACTAATAGCGTACAGTGCTCTAATATCAGATAGTGTATTAACATGAGCAGAAACAAGAATCTTAAGTGAAGATGCAGGATTTTCCAACACAATTTCTTTAGAAATGTATTGACATGCTGTAGGATCTTCTCTAAGAGTATTTACTCTTGAATCAGTCGCATAGTTAGTAACTACACTATTAACTCTATTTGATGTTGTAATAATAGAAACTCTTTGTGAGTCAATCACTGGACTTACTCTTGTATCAACAGTTCCAAGGAACATTCTCATATTCAAGGATTTGTTTCCAGGAATGTTATCAAGTTTTGCTGTCTCATTAACTTTAGACGAAATCATTCTTGTAGAGTCAAAGTAATTAGGTGTGTTAATATTGAGATCAGTAAATCCTTCATCGATGAATGGAATTTCATTTCCACTAATACTTTGACTTGATATTGTTCTTACCTCAGCATTAAGTGAAGTACCACGAACTGTTACATTTTGAATAATTGGTGTAAGAATTTCAAATGGCATGTTTTGAGATGCTCTAATGTCATATCCACCAGCAGTTTTTGTTTTATTCATAAACAACTTGGGAAGACCAACATCATTACTTCTGTCATCCGCACTTGTACCAGTTCCTGTATTAAAGGTTTCTGACATATCAAGTTTTACATTATATGAATCAAACGTAATTGGATTGTTTACTGTCACATCGTTTAGGTTATGAGTTTTGTTGACTCTATGTAAATTAACTCCACCAAGTTCATATTTAAATACAGGTGTTCCAATTGGATAGTTAGATTGATTATTACCTCTAGTAATAGTTCCACCAATAACATTTCCAGTTACATTAGTGTATTCAATAATCTCATTACCTATTTTCAAGAATCCAACATTTGTTGTTCCAACGCCAACATTTTCAAAAGTATCAAAATTAGTTCCAGAATTAACAGAAATTTCACCAGTAGAACCAAGTGAGAATTCTGCAGAAAGTTTTGTTGGTTTAATATCGGGTTGAACATCACTAATAGCAACTCTATTATCAGTAAAATACATACCATGGTTTTTATGATTTACTCTTATGTGTAAACCATCGGTGTCAGTAACAATATTAGAGATTGTATTTCCAACACCCACAGCATCTTTAAAGTTAAACTGAGTAGTAACTCCTGCGCTATTTACATACATTAAGGTGTTACCAATGCCTGTCACAAACTCACCCTGAACATTTTCAAAAATAAGTTCGCTTGTCATTCCAATTCCAGTAATTGTTAGTCTTGAATTTCTACCAACGGTTGCGATACCAATCGTAGAAATTCCAACTAAGTCACCTACTTGATAACCAGAACCACCATTTGTAATTGTTGCAACACCAATTACTCCAGCATTTACAAACACATCTGCTACTGCGCCTCTTCCATTACCACTTAAAGTAACTAAATTAACACTATTAAAGGATCTAGATCCAGTAGAAGGAGTGTATCCAATTCCAGGATTAGATACTACAATTGTAGTTGCTTTTGCTGCAACACCAACCAAATCACCACTTGCTTGAGTTCCTAACTGGAAGAACGTATTGCCAACTTGATATCCAGTATCTCCGGTTGTAGTTCCAAGTCCAACTCTAATTTTCTTAGAGTTAAGAATAAGTGAATCTGGCATCAGTCTTGGAATCATTCCATTACCTTTAGTCAGTTCAGGACTGTAGAACTCAACAGAACCACTTTCAATAAAGTCTGCTCTATAAAGAGTGAACTTAAGATCTTCCCACTGACTTGGTTCCCATGTTGATGCGTTTTGTGACTTAAACAAAGATCCAAGATATGGTTGGTTAGAAATAAACGTGCCTGAAAGAAGATCGTTTTCACCAATACGAGAAATATAAACACTATATTTGGTGGAGTTAGATAAGAGACATATAGAATATGCAGTATTTCCACCTTCAAGATATACAGGTGTTTTAAATTCAATCGATGTGGCCACCGACCCGTCAGCAGAAGTAGTTACATCTTCAGGAGCAATAACAATCTCGGAGAACGGAATAATTTTTTGAGTTGGCGTACCATTCTCCATGGTTCTTAACTGGATGACAACAGGAATATCCATGTCGTCTTTAGATGCAAAGAAGATATCGCATTTAGTTAAGAAGATACCAGTATCATCTTCCACTTGGAAAGATTGTGCTAGAGGATCACCCCATCCATTAACATTAGTTACTGTAGTTGTGCTGCCAAGCATAACAGAACTAACAACCTGAGTTCCAAGATCACGAGATACACTTCTTTCTGTGAATTCTTGTCTACGTTCTATTCTTGCATTTCTTATTGAAAGTATATTTTCTTGAACAGTTTCGAGAGTTCCTGCAGAAGTAAATGCTTCCTCTGCAATTGTATTACAAAGATCTTGATTATTATCAGGATCGTTGATTAGGGTGAAACTCTTGGTTCCAGTTTCAAATTCAGGGAAAGTTATTGAATTGGGATCTGGAATAAAGAAACTACCAGTTAAATTAGCAGCAAGATCAGAAAGTAACCTTACATCTTTGATTGTTGCTTGTGCTCCACTTGATCCTCCTGTGAGAACCATTCCTGGTGCTACAAATCCAAAAAATTCACCTTGTGCTTCAGCGGAAAGAGAGAAAGTGTCAACGTTTAAAATCTCTGATGTGGATGAGTATGATCCAGAAAGTGGTGTATTATTGTATGGATCCTCTGTAAACGTTGCTGTAGGAACATCATATGGTCCCTCTCTGTGGTTTGACTGTGCAACTCTAAATGTGATGTTTGCTTGAGTGTTACCTGTGTCTTGGTCTAAACCGGTTCTATTGATTCTTCCAGTTATGGTTTCGCCAACTGTAAATGTTCCAGAAACCATACTAATTTCAAGAAGTTTTGGAACACAGAACCTTGTAACATCTTCTCCATCAAAGAATGCATACATTCTTGTAAGAGGTTTCATTCTTTTAGAAACGAACTCAATGTTTCTTGATCTCATAAATGG